AAGGTCTGGGTCAGTCAATAGGTGAAGATAGAATTGAGACTGGAGAAGATGACTTGTCATCACCTCTAGCAAACGTCAACTCCAACATAAAAGATTCAACAGATACCCCATACATGAATAACATTATCCTCCCTGAGGTTAATAACTTCGTGTATGCTGTTGATTCAGTCGTGGGGAACTATGTAAATAAGTTCCCCTTTTGCTCTGACGGTGGATACTTCCACATGGATGTGGGTTGGAATGTACAAGAATATCCTAAGGGTGGAGGGTATAAAAGATGGCACACAGAACGATTGGGTAGTGCCAAATCTAATGTGTATCGTCACCTCGTGTGGATGGTTTACCTAAATAGTGTACCGAACGGTGGCACAGAGTGGTTCCATCAGGAACACTACGAGGAGGCAGAGAAAGGTAAGTGCTGTATCTGGCCAGCAGACTGGACATACACACATAAGGGACGTGTCACCCACGAGTTTGAAAAAATTATTGCAACAGGGTGGTATTCTTACGCCTGACCTGCTATACTACGTTCAAATCACACACAACCCATGAAAGTTCTACTAGAACGCTTCCCCTACAGATACGTTGAGTGCGGGACCTTGGAGAATGGTTATCCCGACTATCGTATCCAGAAAGAAAACGAGTACACCAAGCGGTACTCAGACATGTACCTCTGTGACAACGGTGACCAGATCGCCCTTGCCATGGAGGATTTTGAATACACCAAGTGGTTAGATCCCGCTGGTGTCCCATGCTATGTACGAGACAATGTATCATGACTTTTACACCCTATCAAAAGGCAACTGCTGCCGCTAAAGAAGCAGTCATTGAAGCACTGAAGATTGATGAGGATGCCAGCGTTCTTTCAGAACTGTGGCGTCACTACCTTGGTCTCAGAACTATCGAGCAGAACAACCTGCATCACAATGAAACTACCCCTGTGCCAGATGTGACACAGATCGGTAACATCAGCATGACAACCACTGGAGACAAAATCGATTTCGATTATAACCCCTCATCCTTTGAGATGAACTACGCTGCAGCGGGTCCAGTGGACATTGGATTCCCTGGTGGAGGATCAGTTGGTACGGATGTCATCACCTTCTCTTGACACAATGTAAAGAAATGCTATATAATAGTAACAGTTCTTTACACAAGACTCATGACCGTGATTACAGAGGACGGCGGCAGAACAAATATGTTCGCCCGCGAACCTAGAATGTATATCGATCAAACTGAAGCAGAAAGGTATGGTTACGAGACCCATGCTGAGCGTGCCGAAAAGCAAAACGGACGCTGGGCAATGTGTGGAATCGTAGCAGCAGTTGTTTCTTATGCAACGACTGGCAGCATTTTCTTTTTCGGTGCCTTCGGTATCTGATTTCAATTAACTATCAACCTTTACTCCCCTTAAAACAATGACTCCAGAAGCAGAAAAGTTTAACGGATGGGCAGCAATGATCGGTATCATTGCAGCATTCGGTTCTTACGCAACTACAGGACAACTCATCCCAGGAATCTGGTAATGAGTATCGAATGGGTTCAGACTATTATCTTTTTATTCACCCCATTCTTTTTCATGCTACTCCTCGCTGACACAGATGAGGACGATGACGATGACGGCGGCGGTGGACTGATGGTTCCCGCCACATATCCAGCATAAAACAGATATAAGTAGAGGGGTATTCACCCCTCTTTTTTATTGGGTCATGGAAAGGTATAGATTAGAAGCAAAACAACGCGGCAGTTGGATACCTCTTAAGCGATACTCAAACCTATCAAGACTGAAGGCAGAGTTTTTTATGAGGATATGTGCTATGATGCCAGCACAGCAATCTAGTCAACTTATTAGATGTGTGATTGATGAATGAACTCTTTATGATTCCCGATGGTCAGGAAGACTATCGAAAATTTATTCTCTACTGTTTCGTATACAAGGACGTAGAGATCTCCTTGAACATGTATCAATTTGCCAACGACATGGTACGATATAATGTACTCAAGGACTTCTTTGAAGGAAAGGGCAAACTGTCCTTCACAGATCACTGTGTGCAAATGGCAAGCGAATTTATTCTAGACCAGTACACTCAGTGGACTGTTAACAAGAAGGGATGGATGCTTTTACAACAGGACTTATGAAAATTATTATTATTGGTGGCGGTACATCTGGATGGATGACTGCTGCTGCTCTCTGTAATCATACAGAGCACGAGATTGTAATGATTGATGGTGGTGAACCAATCGGTGTGGGTGAATCAACTACACCACACATCAATCAATATCTCAGGTTCATGGGTATCTCCGATGAACAAATGATCAAGAATGCTAGAGCGACATACAAACTGTCCTCTCGCTTTGTTGACTTTGATGAAGTAGGTGGTGTATTTCACTACCCTAATGGGCAAAATATAAGTGGAGATGTAACCTTCCAAAGATGGATGGTGGCAAAGGCATACGCTGATCCACCGCCATTCGCTGAAGTTATGATGCCATTCACTACGGTGGTGGAAGCTGGAGGGTTAACTCTGAACACAGAACTATTAGGAACATTCGATCTCAATCATGACAGAGCATTCCACATCGACGCAAAGGCGTTCTCAGACTATCTTAGAACTCGTTTCTGTGAACGTATCACGCTGGTTGATAGCAAGGTTAAGTCGGTTCGCACTTCCCAAGGGGGTATCATCAATGTCGTGGTGGATAGAGGACCCTACGACGCAGGACCCAAAACAATTACGGGTGATCTCTATATCGACTGTTCAGGTGCAGAAGCGGTCGCACTGGGACCTCTCTCGCCGTGGGCACCGTTCCACAACCTGATAAACGATAGGGCACTGGTCACACAGATCGACTACGAGGATCCTGAGACCGAGATGATGCCCTACACAAACGCACAGGGCATGTCTGCTGGTTGGCAGTGGACAATTCCTACACTGGATTATATTAGTAAAGGATATGTGTACTCATCTAAGTATCAGACTGATGAGGAAGCACGTCAGGAGTTCGGTCACGATGCTCGCCTGATCAAGTTCCAAAGTGGTAGAAGGATCCATGCATGGCAGGGTAACTGTGTCGGCATTGGTATGTCCTTCGGATTCATTGAACCACTGGAGAGCACATCACTATTCAATACAGGACAAGGTATCCTTGCTCTGGTAAAACTCCTCAAGGATGGTGAGACTGGTAGGTTCGCTCGTGATCGCTATAACAAGGACGTGTCCGACCACATAGAAGGTTGGAGAGAGTTTGTTGAGGCACACTATTACTATTCAAAACGACGTGACACACCATACTGGGTGGAAGTGACAGAGAATATTCACTACACAGGTGGTGCACATGACGTTGTGATGGACATGATGGTGCACACTCATGAGGTAGAGCACGGCAAGGATCCGATCACCTTCATCCTGACAGGACATGGGTACACATGCGTTGACATCAGGAAGGATGAGTTCTTTAACGAGCATCCAATCGTACCTGACGTGTCACGCTGGTGGAAAAAACATGCTAAGATTTGCGGGACTGAGTTCCCCACCATGAACTCCTTCATTCGTGACCGCTTTGCGCCTTGACAAAGTTAGCAAAAGCATATATAGTTACGAACGACGTTACACAACGTCATACTTCCTCCCCTTAAACCGAGACCTATAGGGAGAATAAACTACGTCTCTCATACCCGCGTCGGAGGGTGACGCGGGAATACTTAATACAGTGTTACCCCGCACTCATACCTAACCCTTTTTCAAATGTCTACTTCAACTCTTAATAGGCAACAATCATCCGCTTGGGATTCGTTCTGCGAGTGGGTCACATCTACAAACAACCGTCTGTATGTTGGTTGGTTCGGCGTTCTTATGATCCCGACACTGATCGCTGCTACGGTCTGCTTCATTACTGCTTTCGTCGCTGCTCCTCCTGTGGACATCGACGGCATCCGTGAACCTGTCGCAGGTTCACTCATGTACGGAAACAACATCATTTCTGGTGCTGTTGTCCCTAGTTCCAATGCAATCGGTCTTCACTTCTATCCCATTTGGGAAGCAGCAAGTCTTGACGAATGGTTGTACAACGGTGGTCCTTACCAACTCGTAGTCTTCCATTTCCTCATCGGAATCTTCTGCTACATGGGACGTGAGTGGGAACTCTCTTACCGTCTTGGTATGCGTCCCTGGATCTGTGTCGCTTACAGTGCTCCTGTCGCTGCTGCCGCTGCTGTATTCCTCGTCTACCCCTTCGGTCAGGGTTCTTTCTCAGATGGCATGCCTCTTGGTATTTCTGGTACTTTTAACTTTATGTTTGTGTTTCAGGCAGAGCACAATATCCTTATGCATCCGTTCCACAT